TTAGCTCTAAAAGTTGCTGTTTTGTCTTTAAAGTTATTAGCGAGTGTTTGATAGCTCCCTTTTATATCATTCCATGTAGTGCCGACCTTTGCCTTAAAGGTCGCTGTCACATCCTTTATATTTCCTTTTAGACTGTTCCACGTATTCGACAGGTCGCCCCACTTCGTATCTATTTTAGCCTTAAACTCGGCTGTAACATCTTTGATATTTGATTTAAGACCCTCCCAAGAGGCTTTAATATCACTCCACTTCGTACCTATTTTAGCCTTAAACTCAGCTGTAACATCTTTGATATTTTCTGTAAGGTTGCCCCACTTAGATTTAAGGTCACTCCACTTCTGTTTTATCTGAGCCTTAATCTCAACAACTTTGTCCTCAATATTTTTAGTAAGCAGTTTCCATTTGCTCTTTATTTCCGACACTTTTGTTGTTATAACCGCGGTTATCTTTGCTTTTATGTCATCAAAAAGTCCTTTTACCTTCTGCCATTGCTTCTTAATACTCTTGAATTTAGATTTAATACCGTTTATAAGCCCCAGTATAAGGTTTTCGCCTATCTCCTTAAATACAGTTGAAGGACTGTGGATACCCAAAAGTTCCTTAAACCAATTTACAATCTTTTCAATGATATCTGCGACCCAATCGTAATAATCATCGATTTTATCTTTCAAGCCTTCAAAAAGTCCGAGAAGAATATTGTTGCCAAACTCATCGTGATAGTAGTTATATACCCACTCTCCGATATCGCCCCAAAAATCGTTCCACTCCTTATAGAAGCCATCCTCACCAAACGAAAACTCGATAAAATCCATTAAGTCAAATTCAACCTTATTTTCACCAAAGAAACCGTTTATGATTTCTTTTATCTGCTCCGTAATACCCATATCGATATCTTCGCCGGAGGCTTTTTCAGCAAGGAAGTTTCCGATTTTCCAGCCGATAGTAAACGATGCTATCACAAGGGCTAATTTACCCGCAAATTTCAATAGCAAGCCCGATGCACTCGAAAAAGAGGCGGTTATGTTTCCGCTTGTGAGAGCACTTGCTATCTTACCCGATATAGCCTCTACAATAACACTTTTTGCAATGCCTCCGACAATGGATATTGATGTATTCACGAGTGATATAGTCACTGCCGTTGCGATAAGTGATATAGAGCCTATATCAAGTCCTGATGCGAAATCAAACAAACCTGTCAATATATCTGCAAGCGTATGGTTTTTAAAGAATACATCCAGTGCTGATTTTAAAGCCCCCCAGAAATCACTTGCAAACTTGTTGAAAGCCTCCGCAGCATCGTTCCAATCAAAGGTATTAAAAAATCCAGCTATCATATCGGCTATCGCAGTGACTACACTTTTAAGAGGTGTTGCGCCAAATGTTTCTTTACCAAAGAATGTGCTAATAGCCTCAATTAGTTTGTTAGCCCAAATTGCTATGGTTTCGCCGATATCATCCCATTTTGTGGTTTGGAAAAACATTGTAAATGATGTTGATATCTTTGTTGCAATTTCACCCCACTTGATATTATTAGCAAGTGTCTTTAATGTTTCAAAAATACCGTTTAACCATGTTGATAACGTGTTACTAAGTGCCATGAAATCATATGTCAAAAAGTAACCATTGATACCTGCTGCGATGCTGTTCCCGAGGTTATTCCATTCAAACTCCTCACCAAATGCAAGGGCTGTGTATATAACCGTATTCCACTTATTAGCGATGGTTTTACCGACTGCATTAAATAAATCAGGGGTTATAAGTCCGTTCAGAAATGTTGCGAGTCCTGTGCCAAAAGTAGATGCTGCTTGAAATACATTAGCCCACGGGATACTGTTAAGAGCATCTGTCAAGCCTTCACTTATCCAAGTGCCGACAGGCTTCCAATCGCCGCTTTTAAAAGCGTCAATAACAAGCTGTTTAAACTCGGCTAATAAGTCCTCTGTTTCCTTCATTTGAGCATCCCATGCCGCCTGTAATTGCTCTGTGAGGTCTGCTATCTCTGCCGACAGGTCTATTAAATCACCCGAGCCACCAACACCTGAACTGCCACCGCTTGAGCCACTGTCCTCATCAGGCTCATTCATAACATTAAGCTCGTCATAGCCCATTATGGTTGCTTTGTACTTCTCAGCCGCATCTGTTGCCTTGCCTGTTGCGTCTGTGAGGTCATCCGTTGCGTCAACCGCATCTTCGATGCCGTCCGCGTAACTATCAACCGCACTACCACCAACTGAAAACTCACTCATGTCTATGCCAAGAATACCCGCAAGCCATGATACAAGTTCCTGTAAAGCCGATACAAGCGCATTGACATAGGGCAAAACTTTAGCAACAATAGGGAGCACAAGGCTACCAATAGTTGTTGCCAAGTTCTTAAATCTCTGTTGTAAAACTCTAAGCTGATTTGCCGGAGTATTTATTGTTGCCGCAAGGTCTGCCCACGCACCCTGATTCTTAAAGCCTTCAAGTATTGCAAGGTATCTGAGCTGCGCCTTCTCGGCTTGCGTCATAGATGCCACGGATTTGTCAATACCGTATGCAAGAGCCGTTTCCGCTAATCCCGCCTGAGTGATATCAATACCGTATTTATACAATGCCCTTGACTGTCCTATCATACCTGAATACAGGCTTTGCATAGCCGTTTCGAGGTCAACATTACGGAAGGATGATGCGTCCGCAGCTATCATCGACAGTCCACGAGCCATATTTACGGCTGATTCACCGCACAAGCCAATTGAATTTGCAAGAGCTAACACAGATGCCTGATAATCGGCTGTTGCGTCAATGTCAAGTCCTAACCCCCCACCGTCATAATTCAAATTACCTTCTACATCAAAGGAGTAACCTGTCATATCTTTTGTGAGGTCTTGTAATTCTCTTGCAAAACTCTCAGCGTACGCCTCGGCGTTATCCGCTCCCCACCGCTCATAATCGCCCTTCCATGATTCCTGTACGGTTTCAAGTGTCGCGCCCCAATAGTGAGCCGTTTCGATAAAGTCCGTTGCCTGTTCGTAAGCACCGCCGATAGCACTAAAAGCGCGCCGCACAATCCACAGAGCCGCCGTGAGTTTACCGACAGTTACGGCTAAACTCTGTAAAGACAGATTGAAGCTCTTTACCTTTGCTACACCGCCTCTTATCGAGTTAAAAGTGTTTTTAAGGCTTGAGCCAAATTTCTTTAAGTTCGTTCCTGTCTTGCTAAGTGCTTCCGATACACCGCTTTTTAGTGTGCTCGACAGATTCGATGCGCCCGCGCTTGACATAGCCTCTGTCGCACTCTTTACCTTCGAGCCTTGCGATGCAAGGTTTGATATAGCATTTACGAGGTCAATCGTGCCTTGTGATACTTGCGGAGCGCGTGACAGAGTGTTGAGCATATCATTAAGTGCTGATGTAAGTTTCGGTATCTGCTCGGTTGCTTTCGATACTTTAGCACTTCCAAGGCTACCCATAGCAGATGCAAGTTCCGTCATAGGTTGTACGGAGCTATTAAGTGACGATAAGCTGCTAAGATGTTTTGCCGCCACTTCGAGCTGTCTTGCAAATGTGTTTACTTTGCTAACATCAATATTGCCGAGCGAATTAAGGTTCTTTGTCAGCCTTGTATAATCCGCAGTCTTGTTTGCGCTTGAATTTAGTTTTGTCATCGCACTCGCAAACGTGCCGAGTGATGCTGATAACTTTGTTAAATCTCCACTACCCGCAGAAATGCCCGAGAGGGAGGCTTTAAGCGCACTTAGATTGCTTGTAAGTTTATCGAGCTGCTTATTTGCACCCGCCGCGCTTGCATTTATTCGTATTTGTAATGCATCTATATCTGTTGCCATAAATAAAACCCTCTCTAACCGTCCTATTTGCCGTTTTAAGCCCTTGTAATCATTTTATCGAGGAAATATACATAAACGGTCTAAATCGCCTTAAATCGCCTTGTAGTGCGTCAGTTATCCCAACCGCTTTTTGTTAGTTCGTTGTGAGATTTGCCGTATTGCATCGCCCACATATTAAATTTCTCTGCATCCGTAAATCCCTGTTGTCCTTCGTTCTTTAATTCCTCAGTACCAAAGAAACCGAGGGGCTTATCAGGAAACTTTGATTTGCCACCGATAAGAGCCACCGCCCGAGCCGTATAAACCCCGATGCCGTATGCTAATGCCTCAAGCTCCTCACGGTGTAGCCGTGTTTGTATCTTGTATGCTTCTCTAAACGGCTTTAGTTTTGTAGGATTAAGATGCCAAAACAATTTATAGTCAATTCCGATTGCAAGTGCGTTTGGCAAAATGTTTTTCAGTATTATTTCTTTGAGGTCTTTGTACTCTTCTTGTGGTCTTGTGTCTTGACTATCTTCTCCGTTGTCTGCTCCTGACTTTCGAGAAACTCCGTCAGACCGATACGGTTGAAAAAACCGCCCTCCTCCATCTCGTTTCTGAGTGCCTTAAAAAGCTCAACAGGAGCTGTAAGTGTGTCATCGGGATTCTGCTTGCAGAACGCCTTATAAAGCCTTCTTGCATCCTCAAACGAGGTTATGTCCTGTGTTTCGTCACCGTCTATGCCGTGATGCTCCATAAGTCCGTAATAAAGAAACTCAACCGCATCTCTACCCGTTGCGCAAACATCGGATATAAGGTTGTCAATCAGAGCCATCTGTGCTTCCTCGCTATCCTCAGATTTGCCCTTCGATACAACCGACTGTAAAGCCCTTATCTGATTTGCACCGCTGAATATATCAAACGCCTTATTGACACAATCTGAGAGTGCCGCCTCAAATGTAAATTCAATGTGATAATCTTTATCGTTTATGTGAAGTGTTAGCATGGTTTACTTCTCCTTTTTGTTATACAAAAATAAGGGCGCATCCGTTAAGACACGCCCCGTTGAATGTTGCTATTATAGATTAGCCGTCTGAATCAGAAGAGCTTGAGCTTGATACAAGTTCAGGCTTTGAAGAAGGTGTAACAACTATTGTCATCTCACGAGCTGCATTTACATCACCCGCATTGATGGTAACATAGTAAACACCCTTCCACCTAAAAATGCCGTCCTTGCCGTCCTCTCCAAACTCAACCTGAAAATATCCGTCTGTTCCCTCGTTTGCCGCAAGTGCTGTGTACTCTTCAAGAGTATAGTTTGCGGTAAACTCCATATTATCGGAGCTTCTAACACCGGGTACAAATGTCTGCTGCTCATCTTCAAGGTCTGTTACCTCTATGGTATCAGGTGCGCCGAGAAGGTCAGGATAGCTCTTAATTCTTGTCAGCTTTGTGAGGCTGTCTGTACTTGTGCCAAACTTGAGCACTGTTCCTATGGTTGAAACTGCCATTTTAAATTCCTCCTTGTTTTAATCAAAAATACTATCGTTACTACCGATAAAACGCCTAAACCGAGCCACAACACAAAAAGGGGCTGAATCTTGCAAAACTTCAACTCCCATAGTTAACTGATAATGCATTGACAACATAATATCGCCCGCCTTATCAAGTATGTTTCGTGCTTCACTCAGTTTAGTGTTGCTATATGCTTTTAATTCAATCGTTGAATATATCGCGTTTTGCTCGGTCATTTCGAGGTCATCCGCAGTCTGTATTTCTCCGAGTGAATTAACATTAAGTGTTGGAAACTGTGTCGGCACTATCTGACTAACACTTGTCATATTTAGTTTTGGAAAATCAGCAATCAAGCCGTCATAAAGCGTCTTGTTTACTTTCGTTCTAACTGACAACATCAGCCGAATACCTCTCTTGCAATCTCCATATATCTTTGTATGATTTCTTGCGATGCTTGATACATAGGCATTGTTGCTCTTACACCGTAACTATGATGCCATTCGCCGTTTTCGTCTTTGTAATACCAACCGTTCGGGTCAAATGCGTGTGTCTGTCCGGGAAATGTACCAACACCCATACCAAACTCAGCCGCTTTTGGATTCGCCGTTGCGTTGTATCTGATACCTGCTCCAAACTCAACCATTAAAAGCGTGTTTACATCTTCGCCTGTCGCACTCTCAACAACTGTGCCGGATGCAATCAGGATAGCCTGTGCGCCCATTTCCGTTGCCGTGTGAGTGCTTTGAAGTGTAATCATATTGCCGTATGCACTTTGCCCGATTCTTGCTCTTGCGACAATCTCTCCCGCAAGAGCTAATCTTTCACAATAGATTTCAACTTTACGATTTAGCTCGTTCCGATATTCCTCAACTTGCCGTATTGCATCTTCTATGCCCTTGACTGTAAACGGTACTGAAATATTTTTCATTCATCGTCCACAACCCTTCGTATAGCAATACGCACCGCGTTTATGCTTTTAAGAGGAGGCGCAGCAACGATATAGTCATGCTCGCTTGTGGTATCAGCATCAACCCATATAAGCGAATGCTCGTCAATAGGTATGTCAATATCCCTCGTTGTGATTATTCGGTCATACTTTACATCTGTTCCGAATGGTTGTTCGTCCGCGCTTGCGTTTCCGGCATTCAAACAACCCTCAAACGATACAGGCTCGCTATAACTTATCGTGCTTTCAAGCTCCTCAGTATCAAGTGTCTTACCTTCGTATAATGCGTAGTACATGGTTTGCATTAACGATTTTGCATTTCTCTTTGTAATCTGTCGCATAAAACATCCACCCTTGCCCTACGCATAAGCACCACGCCATGCCGTAATCCTATGCGTGCGATACACCGCTTTTAGATTACGTTAGCTATGCACACAACCGTCTTATATGCAAGCGGTCTTTCTGAAAACGATAATGAATATCCGTTCTCGCTGTGTGCAGTTTCATTCTCCATGCCTTCTTTCTGTCCTATCTCAACAACAGCCATTGCGATTTTGTTTATATGATTTCCGAGGTCTGTAATCTTCATAGCATCTGTATAACTACTCGGATAATTCCTTATATCAATAAACATCTCGATTGCCGTTGCGATTGATAATGCAGTTGGCGTGACACCGTATGCCTCGACAAGTTCTTTTACTTCAGTTATCACGGTATCTAATCCCTCGATAACCGCCGTTTTTGTCTTGTCATCAGCCATTATTACTTTGCCTTTCTGTACTTTCTCGGCTTCGCCTCGGTTGTAGGCTCAACGGCTTCAGTCTTAACCTCCGCCGTATGTGTAGCCTCAACCTTCGGCTCGGTCTTTGCGGTTTCGCTCCAACCGTTAGCCTTGTACTTATCTACAAATGCATCGTCTACATTCATAGTTACCTTGCCTTTAGTGAGTATCTTCATGGTTGCTCACCTCCGCAATTATGCAGATGCCTTTACAACACCGATTGCTCCAACCTTCTTGTTAAGTACAAACGCATCGTATCTTACACGACCTTCAACAAGCCAGCCTGAGATGCCGGGAGCATCATCGTGTACCTTGTACTCTGCAAGCTTAATAGGTGAAACACCAGCCTCGGGATGTGTGATAACAACCGATACACCGTCAGGGAAGTAGGTCTTAGGAGCAACGATGATAGGTACACTGTCAATCCAACCAACCTGACCGTTAAGAGCGATATCCGTTGCCTTATCACCGTACTTTGTAAAGGACGGGTCAAGCTTGATGTAGCTATAAAATGCCGGAGTGATGATTGCCACTCTACCGCCGATAGGTGTCTTTGCATCTGATACGGCTGCCTGTGCGGTGAGGAAAAGCTCATAAGCATTATCCTTCGATACCGTACCCGTGATGATGTTTGCTTCCTGAGCTGCTGATACAAGTGAGTTGATTCTGTATGTATCAACCTCGGGAATGATTACATCTCTAACCTGTCTTGCAAGAACGATTGCGCCGTCAGCCGTAAACTCAGTGTCGGTGTTGTCCTTCTTATCAACGATAACAGTAAATGCTCTATCCTTAGAGAGCTTCATCTCCTGTACTTCATTAGCTAAATCCTCGGGAGTGCCGTATCTGTCTGTTCCCGTGGTCTTGTAATCGTTCATTGTAGCTGTCGGGTATGAGAATACCTTTACAGTTTCAACGCCGATAAAATCATAAGCGTTTCCAAAAAGCGCATCGGTAAGAGAGCCGAGCGCAAATGCCTCATCAACAAAAGGCGAATACTTCTCTGCGTATGTCATTGACATTTGTTTGTCCTCCTTGTAATAAATTTTTACTTCATACCGAATACAGACTTAAATGCCGCAATGCCGGGGTCTATGCCTTCTGCATCTTCGCCGCTACCGCTTGCAATGCTCGGTCTTGACTTAATCCATTCAGCTTCCTTCTGCTTGAGCATTAGTGCCTGATGTTCGCTCTGTATTCTGAATATTTCCTCGGTATCGTTATCGTACTGAGCCTCCGCAGCCTTCTCAGCCATTTCCTCGGTATATCCGAGTTTTATGAAGTTCTTAACAAGCTTATTGACTGTGTTTTCCTTCTTGAGTGATTCAAGCTCAGCCTGTCGCTCGGCTTCCTTCTCAGCCTTTTCCTGTGCCGCAATCTCGTCCTCGCTCTGCTTTGCTCTGAGCTGTTTCTTATAAGAAGCCGCTTCGGATGATGCCTTATCAACTGACTTCTTGAGCTTTGCAAGTTCGATGCGGAGCTGCTGATTCTGCTCTTCGATTGATACCTTTTCCTCGGTCTTTGCTTCAGCCGTGGGCTGTGTCTTTGCTTCGGTTGTTGCGGTTGCCTCGGATGTCTGTGTGTTCTCTGTGTTCGTATCTGACATGGTGATACCTTCCTTTCTGCGATTTAAGGCTTCTCTGCCTGTGTATGTGCGATTAAGGGCTTCTCTGCCCATATATAAAAAGCGTGTCAAGTATTTTCACTTGACACATCATTTTCATTCAAGAAAACCTCAACACAGCGGCAATTAACAATTTCCTCTGCGCCCGCTCCGAGTGATTCGTCCATCGGGTACATAAGCTTGTATTTGCCAACCGTAAAGGGCTTGTTTATCGGTTTTATCTGTCCGTTGGCGTGCTTGTGTGTTTTTCGCACGCGCTCATCCTCCATTGTTACCCACTTATGATGTGTATAACCCATTTCAAGAGCTATCTGCTGTGTTTCGGTATTTACGAGAATGTTTGTTTCATTTACGGCGATTGTATCGGCTCTTTCGTCCGAGAAGGTATAAGCCTTATCAAACTGTTCAGCCGTTGTGTTGGATATGTCATAGAGGTTGCCCTTGACTATATCGACAAGCTGTTTTGAGTTTTTATCAATATCGAGCTTGTTTGTGTAGCCGAGTACATACGGCTTTACATCGTCTGTAATACTGAAATACTTGAACAGGATATATATAAAAACGGCTATCAAGATTTCCTCAATAGCCGTTATATCTTTTGTTTCACTCGTCTGTATATCGTTAAAGCGTTCTTTTAACTGTGCCGACATTTCGGATGCCATAGCCGTCCGTCTGTCCTTATCGGTCTGCATTATATACATCTCGTCAAAATACTGTGTAGTGTTCATAACGCACCGCCTTTATATGTCAGATGCCGGACTATTCGCATTTTGGTCTGAGCTATCTTGCATCGTGCGGTCATCGTTTACCTCGGTTGTAAGAGGTATCTCCGTATCTGTCAGCCATTCCTCTGCGGTCTTTTCCTCGACATTATCTTCGGCTTTATCCTCTGACAGCATTTTTGTTTGCAGTTTTTCCATGTTGTCTATGGATGACGCAACCGCCTCCGCTAAATCAGGGAATAAATCGACTGTTTCCATAGCAACCCTCGGATTAACCATAGAATTAAGCATTGTGGCAAGCGAATTAACCTTCGTTGCCATATCAAATGTTTTCTGCCGAGGGAAACGTATTTCAATGTCATTAGCCGTAAGATTAAGCACCTCTAAATCCTGAGATATGTCGGGGCTTTTCTTTATAGCAATAAGTGCTAACTTGTTTCTCTCCTGAAAACTCTGCTTTAATACGGTTGTTTCCTTGCAAGCCACCATTTCAGCCGCAAGCCAACCGCTCGACATACTCATTGCCGTTCCCGTACTACCACCGCCGGGGTCTGATTGCTTCGGTACAAATGCCCTCTCAAGTATATAATCGTGTGTGGTAGTTATATTCTCAATAACACCCGTATAATCATAGCTAAGAGTGAGAGATTTAATATCAGGCTTCTGTCCTCCACCGTTTGTACGCGTCAATATCCATTGACCGCCCTTTACACCTTCAACATTGCCGTCCTCGTCTGTGCCGAGTTCAATGTCATTACCCCACCAAATAGCCTGAGTATTCTGTGCAACATCGTTGCATAGGTCTGACGCAAGCACGTTAAGGGCATTAAGTTCTTTAACCTGTCGCTCAAAACATCCTGTACGGTCACAAGAACGATTAAACTCAACTACATTGACACACCCAAACGGATTTACTTCGCCGCTCCGTTTCGCCTCGATATAGTCAAGCGTGCCGTTTGATTTGCCATTAACAAGATGCCATGCCGTATCGTAGCGGTAAACTCTATGAGGTGTTATAACAGTGTAAAAGCGTGTCATATCTCTGCGCTCGGTATATGTTACCGCCGCAAGTTTGCGATGCCCTATATCTGAACTATACACGCAGAACGTAAACAACGGATTAAGTGTGATAAGGTCAAACGGACTATCACCATCAACATAATCACGCTTTATATCTATGTATTGATAACCAATTCCGCAGATTTCAACAAACCGCGCTAACTCTTGGTCTTTGCTCTCGGAGTGCTCCGCATAATAAAAATCATTAAGCTGCGATATAGCCGTGTTATCAGCCTTCTTATCACTGCCTATCGGTAAACTGTCCGATTTCTGCACGTTTGCAACGGGATTCCCCCATACATAGCCGAGCTTAAATTCTGTTATCTCGTTTGCTATGTTTGCCACGGATTCAATATTAATATCGCTCCGCACCGTCTTTTTACGGACTAAAGGCTGATACCCCTTGTCAAACTTTATGAGATAGAGCATATTTGATACATTTTGCATATGTATCATCATAAAATCAGGCATTAACTGCGGGATATTGCTCTCATCGAGGTACTCAGCATCGGTATATATCCGCTTGCGCCCTCTCAGTTCGGGCATATTGTATGTAATTGTTGCACTTGAATCAGACATACAATCTCCTTGTCAAGTATTTTTACTTGACACATAGGTTAAAAATAAAAACGGCGGGATAAAATCTCGCCGTTCAGTTTACACTTATTCCTATTTTGCACTATAACACAATAAAAGGTAAGAAAAAGTCACAACTTTTATGAAATGTCAAGCATTTTTATTAAAATTAAGTCACATTAAGTCACAATATGCCTGTATTTCTCTCTTATAGCGTGACTGAAACGCTTTAAGAGCTACTATGTGCATATTTTTAACATAGCCGTGACTATAATTCTCCTTCACCGCCACTTCTTCAAGCCTCATGCCGTGAACATACACATCATACAGTATGTTTTGATAAACAGCATTTCCGAGCCGTTCTATCTGTCCGATGATAACATTCTTGACCGTCATATAGTCATCAATAGCCGAGTTAACATCTATCGACAGTTCTTTTATCGCCAACTTTTCAAGCGCATCACCACGCGGGGAGGTATCAACTTTCTCTCGCGTTGTGTCTTGTGCTCTAATATAACTGATTTCCTCGGCTTGCATCCGTCTTTCTGCTATCACGCGGTCAAGCCTCTTTATCTCTAACAGATATTCTTTTGCGGTCATTCTTACTCCTTGTCTATTCTTACAATATACGGTTTTACGGTATTACCCTTTATATCTGTTCCCGCATCTTCGATGCTGCATATCTCGTCACCGTCATAAGCAAACAGGATATCGTTGTCGCGTATCTCTCCGAGTTCGTCTTGTGCCTTATCTATCGCATTGCATCTGTTTTCCTCTTCGCCCATATCATCACCGACATAGTTATCAAGCGCACTCACAATATAGTTATGAGCCGCCTCTGATGCGTTCTGTTCTAAGTCATCGAAAAACTCATCAACGGTCATTCCTGTAAAGCATCCTCGCTTGCGGAGTTCGTCCATAATATCGCACTTCAGATGATTTCGGACTACTACATCAAACATCGCCCACATACCGCGGATAAACTCTTTATCCTCTCTCTCCAGGTACTTGTAATGATAAATGTTCGGGTCAAAATATGTCATTTTATCGTCCTCCTATATATGAATCTAATTCCGCTTGCAAGCGGTTGATTTCGTCTTGCAACAGGTTTTTGATTTTCTCGGCTGTGCCGTTCTCTAATTCAATTCTTTTCCATTCACAGCAGTTTGAAGTTTCAAAACACATAAGTTTTTCGTATCTTGTAACTTTTCTTTTAGGGATAACAAGCCTGAAATGTTTACAAGTTGGATACCACAACTCATTCACAAAAAACAAGAAAAGTTCATACTGTTTTATGTACGATTTCAGTTTGTTTATACGGTCTATCTTCTCATCTTGTGTCATTGCTATTCCGTCACCCGCTCTTCCCAGCCCTCAATAAAATTCATTAGGTATTCTTTTAGGTTTTCTTTCGTCAGTCCTTTTAATGCTCTATTAGCCGTGTGCATAATCTCAGCACCGTCTTTTGATATAGACATTGAGCTTTGCCCGTAAGCGTTTATAACCCACTTTGAGCCGTTGTGTTTGATTGTGTATTTCATTTTCCCCTCCTAAAACGGACTATTCACTACACGCACCGCAACGGGCATACCCGTTTCAACAAATAACGCAAACTGTGTTAAGCCGTCCGGCACATCATCATGTTCATTTTTTGCATTTTGTGAATAACTCAGTAAATACTTCATCGCCACACCGTAATCGGATTTCGGCTTGTATAGGCTTTTGTCCTTAAACAAGACATTTTGCAAAACCCACGGCATATTGACGATGATTTTCGTTTCCTTGTTCTGCGTTGTAAACTTCGTTGTTATGTTGCAAGCCCAATTCATAGCCTTAACGCGTTTTGAAACTTCAAGTGCTACTCTGTCACCGCCTGAATTGCTCTCAAACTGACATTTTTTAACTTTATGTTCAACTATGTACTTTGCCGACATATCGTATTGTATGTTGTAGTCCGCACTGTTGGAGCAGATGCAATCCACAAAATAATAATCCTTGCCGTATTGATACATAATCGGCTGAAAGAAGTAGTCTGAGCCTTTATTTTTCGTATCAACAACCGACAGTACCGCATCAGGCTCGCCTTCAGGAAGCGTTACATAAGTTCGTAAATCGTCCTCATGTACCAAAATACCCTCACGCTCGACAGGTTGCTGTTTATACAAGCAACGATATGTTATATCGTCCATAACGGCTTGCTGCGATTCAAAAAATGCTACCGTAAAGCCCTCTCTGTCATACTTAAAGTTGCTTTTGCCCGTCTGTTCGTCAATATCGGGAATTGCTATAAACCGTGTGCGTTTATCTCCCTCATAAATCTTTTGAAGCCGTCCGATAACATCGTGAACACTCCAACGTGTAGCAATGTGTATCTCTTTGCAACCGTCCATTTTTCGCTGTCTTGCGTCCGTGCCGTATGTGTTCCACAATTTATCAAGATACGGCTTGTTTAGTGCCTCGTTTATGCTACCGATAAGGTCATCGCAGTATAAATAGCGGTTACAACGCACTTTTCCGGCATTTTTCGCACCAACGGAGGAACATTGAATACTTGCAAACGATTTATGCTCGCCAAAATTGATAATTTCGCGCTTTGCGTCCTTGCTTTCGAGCCGTGCATATGGGAAAACTTCTAAAAAGCCATACTCAGCACCCGTGCATATCTCCATAATGCCGTCATAGAACATCCGCACTATATCGTCTGAGTGACTGTAAAACAGCGAATAATCGTCTATGTGCCGCCCGATTACCCATGTTGCAAAAAACTTTTCAATCGAGGTTTTACCTGTTCCGGGAGGCATTGATATACTGATAATGTCAAGTTTATCATCCTCAAGGTCTTGTAAAGCTTGAATAACACCACTCCGTAGCAGACATTTTCGCCTCGGCTCGTAAAATCGCCGTGTTTTCGGTCTTTTTCGCTCGATAAACAACAGATATGTATCAAAATCCCAATATGCCATGCTCCGAGGGAGTGTATATTGCAAAAAATTGTCAAGCTGTGAAGCTATCTCCTCATCCTCAGTCTTTTTTATCGTGTAGGTCGCTATCTCTTTGATGTAATCAATAACCTTTAAGGCGTAATCGCGGTCTTTTTCCTCGACAGCCACCGCATAAGCCGCATCTAACAGGTCTTTTGCCTTCTCTAAGTCAAGCCCTTTGAGTTTAACTACCTTTGCTATTTTGTTTAATATGTTTTTTGTGTCTAATGTAATCATATATTCTCGACACCGAGTTGAACGGCGTAATAAAGGCTTATGAACCTCTATCGTGACCGCACCGAGAATCAAATGTAAGGAGTATCAAGTATGGAAAGATGTTGTAAACATGCTTCACGAATCGAACGCGAATACCACGATGGTAGAGCCACCAGCTCGCATGTTCTTACAGAGGTGCTGTCCTATGGGGATGGACGAGGCGTGAGCCGGCTTCGATGCCGGCATTTGAGGTGGGAATTGCCTCCGTGCTACCTTGCACCATCACGCGCCAATGTTGGAGGTATAAGAAAGTCAATAAAGATTGACAGTTAACAGCTATGTTAATATGTTCAGGAGCACACACACGATATTTAGCCCCGCGTATGTAATCACTATCACCAATGCTTTTTTTGATGTGTTTTCCGGCACACATAGATACACGCCGACACCAAAGAAAATGTTTAGTGCTAAACACAACGTATTCAGGAATATCATCACTGCTTCAGCCATAATTCCGATGCTCCTCGCTATTATTTAATACTGTTCTATATGGTTACTAACTCCATATAACAATTATATGTATCACTTATCTAAGTTTAACTGTATATTTACTCACTATATATAGGGGATATATCTAACTTATGTGATGGGTTAAGTTAATCCCTTATATTAGCGTCCTAAAGTGATTTAATTACTCAGTATTGTTCTGGTTAATATATACCTATCAGGTGTATATATACCCTATACACAGTGTCATTATTTTACATAAACCCTATTATTCTTACAGTTACACTAATGTTATATATTTCCTTATATGTATTGTGGTATAAGTATTATATATAGCTCCTTTTGTTCTTGCGGTTGTTTGGAGGGGTAACAAGGCGGTCTGACGAAAGACCTCAACCCCTCCACCCCTAACAGTGATTTGTTGTGCAATTTGACGGTAAATCACAACCACATTATATATTTATGCGTGAAACCTAAGTTGTACGAATAAATTATAAACATTCTTACAAGCCTTAAAGCCTTGAAACCCTTGTATTTACGCGGTTTGTCGGCTTTGTGCAACTTTACAAGGGATATAAACACCGTATAATTATATATTATGTCAACTATATTTACTCTTAATCTGTTTCAATGTCATGCGGTCAGCTTCCTGCTGCGCTATGCTTTGCGGTACTGTTTCGACATAGTGATACATACTCTTTAACAAGAATATAGCCTCGACCGTTCCGGCACTCCTGAGAAAACTCTCATAAAAATCATACCATCTTTTGATTAAATCCGAGAATGCCGAGGTTGCCTTCTTACACCAATCGACACCCTCAACCATATTATTATTATTAACTAACATAATACTGTTATTTATTATTTTATTCTCTTTAATATTTATATATATAAAGTTCTTGTATCTATTACACTTCCACGATGAAACGGTATCAGCATTAAGACCTAACATAGCACTATAAAACATTTTAACTTCTGGGGGTTTGCTATATATAGCGCATAAATCTATATAACAGTTATACATATAATCTAACAAGTTAATATTATTTATAAGTTCTTTATGGGATTTACTATTACTGAAAAGGTCTTTATATATACTGTTGAGAAGTCCGGCGAAGCGTGTTGTTTTGTCTTGTGTTATATCTTCATCGGTTAAGCCCGTGCGGGTTTTATACTGTTCTATTGAGCTATATATATTATCCTGATACATTGTGAAATCTTGACCGCGTCCGAGTTCAAGGACATCGGCAAGGGATAGCACTGCGGAATCTTCCACCTCACCCGATAAGGCATCCGGCAGAGCCGTATCAGCGACAGCAGGCATCTCGAAAGTGTCAGCAACCTTTACAAGCTGCGGAGCTTCTTTCTTTGCGGTTTTCGTTGTTTGCTTGCGTGCCATGTTTCCTCCTTGTCAAGTAAAATCACTTGACGAGATTATAAGTCACAAAAAGTCACATTGTCAAGCAAAACCACTTGACAAACTATAACAGACATAAGGACACCGCACCGCGCTATATATACAAGTGTTATATCTATATGCTACACGGTTATATATAAAAGCTATAAACACCGTATAAAGCTATTTATAGTCTTATAAAGACAATCACGGCATAATTGACCGGAGAAACGCGCCACGGCTCTATTTATTCCGCTTGCGTCCTGATAGTCGGATATATTGACCGCGTGCAGCCGTAAGAAGTTTATCACAGCAACCGCACATCATACCCACGCATTAAAACGCGTTTTAAGGGGTCTGTGAGGCTCTACAATCCATTTTAACGGCTTAAAGGTATAATTTATCGTCTAAACCCTTAAAGCGTCTTAAAAACGATTTTAAAGGGGTTGCGGGGCTATTTATAAATTTACCCTGATATTATCCCGATTAAATCAGGGCTAAAATGTTGTGCAAATTATACAAGTTAGTGTCTAATTATTTGTGTATTCTGTCTATTGCGTAAGTGTCTAACAAGTGTTATTATACAACCATAGCAAACAACAAAACACAACACATAAACAGGAGGTAAACACTATGGCAAAGTACATCAGAGAAACAGGAGAGGCAATCGAAATAACGCCCGAAATGATACAAGGTATGGAGATACTACTTGAAATGATAACAAGTAGAAACATAGCCGCAGAAATGTGCGCATCGTGGAGAAAAACCAAAACAAAAAGAGAAGAGGCTTGTAAAATTGCAGTCGCAGACACACACGGAAACATCGAGCATTACGCAAGATATCAGATTGATATCATCAACAATAATAAAATCGCAGACATTGAAAGCGTCCATAATTACAAAAGAGTAAATAATAGATAATCTCCGCCCTTGTCGCTTTAAGGCGTGGGAGCAAATCCAACAAGGGCAATCACAGAAACACAACAAACAACAATCAAGGAGGGCGAAACAATGAATAGATACTTTAAGAATTGCACAACGGCAGAGGAAGTAAAGAAGGAGTTTACAAGGCTTGCGAAGGCTTTACACCCTGACAACGGCGGAGATGCTGAGGAGTTCAAAATAATGATGAATGAGTACCGCCGCGCATGGAATACATACAAGAACATACACGAAACCGCCGAGGGCGAAGCATACGAGAAGGAAACAACAGAAACCGCGGAGCAGTTCGCAGATATAATCCTCCCGTTTATACACTTTACAGATATAACGATTGAGATAATCGGCTCGTGGGTATGGATGACGGGCGCAACATATAACTACTCGGAGCAGCTCAAAACCGCCGGATTTTGGTTTTCAAAGTCCAAAAAAGCGTGGTATCTTAACCCTAACGGAAACAAGAAACGCCGCGGACATTATAGCATGAATAAACTCCGTGAAAAGTACGGAAGTGAAGAAGTAAAGACCACACCGCAAGCAGCACTTGCATAAATAAACACAGCCGGAGCAAATCGCCCCGGCTTTTTTGCGTCCTGAATACCACAGAAAAAACCGCCCTGAGAATATCCCGAGGCGGTCAGAGCTTTAATTATTCTTTTTAATTGGTTTCATTCTGTCGAGTTCGTCCAACTTTGAAAGTACCAACTCCCGCGCAAATGAATTACAAGTGAATCCGTGCGCCCTGATGCGGTCACAAGTTCCGAGAGGCAACCCCGATATATTTATGCGGTCATGTGTTGCGTGAAACTTTGCGACACGCTCAGCGGCTGTCTTGTTTGGTTGTTTTTCGCTCATTGTTTCACCTCCTTATTTTCTTATTATTATAATGTTACCATCTAACATTGAATAAGTCAATAAATTGTTAGTGCCTTATGCAATATGCACAATAAAACCGCTAAAATTTACCGTGTTAGTGCCTTACTTTTGTGCAATATTCCGTCTTGTGTTAGTGTCTTACTTATGATAATATGTAACTACAATAAAACAACGGTTACAGAATCAACCGCCGGATAGGTAAACAGGCGATACCTGAAAAATTATCGAGCTACGGCGGGGAAGTTCAGAAAAACCAAACAACACAAACCACAAATTAAAATTTAGGAGGGCAAAACAATGAAGAGAACAAAGAGCATGAGAATTGAAAACACAGTAGAGAGCAGAGAGCTTGAGGAGATGATGAGTAACTCGTCTGATTTATGGTGTCAGAACCAGTATAACGCTATCTATGACAACCTCAAGAGAAAAGTTATAAAGGGAGTATATGATGCAGAAAAGGCGATTGATGCGGTTTATCACCTCGCAGAATCAGTTACGAAGGTTTATGAGCGCGATTTTGGTTATAGATTCACAGTTACAGAGAGATTCACCGCCGCCGCTAATTTATCGGTTGAGATGCACAAGATGATTCTTGAAGAGATAAACGGCTAATAAGTCGAAACGCCCTTTTAAGGGCGTCAGCCGTGGGATTGCCTCCCGGCTCTGATGATGACAGGCAAATAATACAAGTAAAGGAGATTAAAGCCATGAATGACAACGCAATCAAAACCACAATAAACAAGGAGTTGACCGAGTACCGCGACACATTAACCCATGTAAACAATCTCATAAATAACAGATTTGAGGAAATAAAGATACACGCCGCCGCCGGAAACATAGGAGCAACCATCACAGAAGCAAACTATCTTCAGAGATTGAACGAGGAGAAGGAGCGACTTGAATCAATCATCGAAACACTCGAAAGAGTTTACAACGCATAGCACCACGGGCACAGCCCGCAGCCGTTGCAAGCTTTCAGGCTTCACAGGTTCATGACCTACAACGGCAATCATTACCCGTCACCACGGCGCAAGGGGTCAGGCGGGAGCAGTTAAGAACGATTTACAAGACTATAAGACGCGCCACAGCGGGAGGGGTACACTCCCGAACAAAAACAGATTAACCCGTAAGGGCTACGAAACAGCCCACGCCGATTATAAGCAAATCAACGGCGTTAAAACAAGGATTGCACCGGATGAAGCCCCGTAGGAGCTACGAGAACGCCCCGGGTCACAGAAAGCCCGACCAAAAACAGAACCTATGCCGCCGGAGTGAGGGAAGGTCATGCACAGACGAGAGAAGGCACAGCCGGAATAGTACCGCCGGAATAAATAAAGGGTATGCCCGCGACAGATTAAAAACAAGCCGCAACTACTAATCACAGCGGCACACAGTAACCCGAAAACCGCCCACAAGGGGCACGCAAGCCCACAAGGGCACAAGACACCACAAACACCACAGAAACCACAAGAAACACACAACAAACAGCAACAAACAACACAGCCGGACACGGCAGCCACGGAGGGAGAAACAATGGAGCATATTATCTCGGAGTTTATAAACACAGTCGCAAGCGGTCACTATATCGAGTTAGTCGAGCATATACACCACACCGCCGGAATGATAAGAGTTATATATAACTTTGGATAATAGCCCCGTTAAAAACCCCTACAAGCCACGAGAACGGGCGCAAGGGTAAAACCCTACCAAATGCACATTGACAACTAAAAAATAGCCGTAAAAAGCGCGTAAAGGGTTTACAAGGCTATAAATATATGCTACTGTTAAGAGTAACACGCAAGGCGCAAGCCGTAAGCGGTCAGGATTTCAGGATAACACCGCCCCGCCGTAATTGTGCAAATCTTACAAGCAAACTCCGCCCGGTCAGGATGCCGAAAAGGGCGCACCGCACCACAACAGGAGCATCAGCCAAAATCCCGAGTTTGAAAAAATCGTTGCAAAATCCGGCTCAAAATCAGAAAAAAGTTGAAAAATTTT